AACCATGGATTAGACACGCTGAACAAGCCTTTATTGGAGCACTTGATCATAATTGGTTAGCAACTGTAGCACATTTTGATTTAATGCGTAAAACATATGATATCTTTTTAGATCCATCATTCGATTGCACCGGTTGGCCAATGGAATATACCCGCAATGTTATTGCAACGGAATTATTTGCTAAAAAAGAAAACATTATAGTATTTCCACATAGAATAGCTCCTGAAAAGCGTTTAGATTTATTTGAAGAATTAGCTGCAAGACCAGAATTAGCACATTATCAATTTTGTGTAGCAATGGATATGAATTTAACCAAGACAGAATATCACGAATTGCTTCGAAAATCAAAATTTGCAGTATCATTTGCAGATCAAGAAACATTGGGAATTTCAATGTATGAATCAGCTTGTGCTGGAGCATGTCCTTTGGTACCTAATCGATTATCATATACAGAAATGTATGACCCAATGTTTAAATGTGCTGATAGTGTTGATGAAGCCGTTGCAACAATATTAAAATACGAACAACTAGATTTAACAGAAAATGTTGCACAATTGGCAACTAAATTACATAATAAATATTTTTCAGCAACAAGATTAATTAATAAACTAAAAGAATACAATGAACAAAGAACAGCCTAAACGATTTATATACTTCCCTTCCTTATCGGCAGGCAGTATGGTATCGGCATTCAAAAAGGACATGAAATTCACATCAGGTGATCCTGTAAAATTTTATGATTCAAGATATCCAGATAATTGGAGACATCCATACTTCCTAATTACAGCAGGACACCATTACAAGAAAATGGATTTCCGCAATGAAATAGGATTAGAAAAAGATGTACTAGTATTTGGAGATTCAGGAGGATATCAGATAGCAACAGGTGCATTACCATATAGCAATGAATTGCGAGAAAAGATCTTTCATTGGCTAGAAGCTAATAGTGATGTAGCAGCAAACTTAGATATTCCACCTAAGACAAAGTATCGAAATAAATTTGCAGAATGTGCAGATATTAGTTATGATAATTTTGCTTATTTTGAAAAACATCAAAGTGGTAAGACTAAATTCCTTAATATGTTGCAAGGATCTAACTCTCAAGAATATACTTGGTGGTATCACAGATTTAAGCATTTTGATTTTCAAGGATGGGCAATTGGAGGTCCTCAAAAATTAGTAGACTTTATGTTTGCATTATCATTAATGCTTAAAGAAAGAGAATTTGAAAATACTCGCATTGAATATCTTCACTTGTTAGGAATTAGTAAAATTTCCGATTTCTTTATTCTATCAACAATGCAAAAGTTGATGAATCAATATTACGGTGGAAGAATTACAGTAACAACAGATTCATCATCACCAGGACAATATCCAGTATATGGAACATATCTTCATTCAACTAATTTTAAGACTCAAACATTTTCTGAATTATATTTTCCAAAGAATGCAGAATATCGTCGCAAGTCACATATTAAACAAGGCAAAGTTGGAGATGTAAATGGAATTGATTTAACGCAAACAGTTCCTTGTCAATTAGGATGTCCAGCTTGTGCTGATTTTACATATGAATATTTAGGAGGCAAAACAGATGCTGGATTAGATAGATATTCACAAGAAGCTATGCCTAGAATGGTTGTCCATAACACTCATTTATATGTAAATGCTGCAGAAGAAATTAATCAATTGGTTGACAGTCATGTTGAATTATTAGAAACAGTTGTTCCTAAGCCGTTATATGATGTAATTTTATCATTACACGAAATGTTCGCAGACCCAGACAATGCCCCACAGATATACGAAAAATATATCAAAACATACAAAAAGTTCGGAGGAGATTCAATCTCAACAACCGACGCAGAAAATTTCAATAAATATTTTACCTTTTAAAAACAAATAAACAATGGAAAAAAGCAAATTACAATCATTTATTAATCGTTATTATTTAGCAGGAAATTGCGAGGCAGTTATCCTTAAAGAAAACGAAACAGGAGTAGGATGTGAATTAATCGACATGGATCAAACCGTAGTAGGAAAAATTCATTGGAAAACAACTCCGTTTATGAAAGGTTCTTTAGGAATCAATCATACAGGTGCATTAACTAAAATGTTAGGTGCCGTCGGCGAAAATATCAATATCGAGGTTAAAGATGCAGCTGGCAAAAATTATGCAATGAAAATCTCCGAAGGTAACACGCAGTTAACTTTCATGTTAGCAGATACAACAGTAATTCCAGCAGTTCCAACTATCAATGTTGAACCTGACTATGTAGTTACAATTCCAGTTAATGAAGAATTCATTAGCAAATTCATTAAAGCAAAGAATGCATTACCGGATGCTAAAAACTTTGCAATACAAGTACAAAATGGTAAAATTAAATTCATTATTAATTATTCTACCGTTAATGCTGATAATATTTCTTTTGAAATGGACGGCGGTAGCGAAACAATTGAACCGATTTGTTTCTCAGCAGATAAACTTAAAGAAATATTGGTTGCGAATAGAGGGGACGCTGGGAACCTACATGTATCAACGGAAGGTTTGGCTCGAATTAATTTTACAGGCAATGACTTCGACTCCACTTATTGGTTAGTTCAATTACAAAACTAATATGCATATACAAGTAAAAAGATTACATCCTAACGCAGTTATCCCTAGTTACGCAAAAGCTGGGGATGCTGGAATGGATTTGACAGCAGTTGCCATGGAAAAAGATACATATGGCAATATCACATATAGTACAGGATTAGCCATTGAGATTCCGCAAGGATATGTAGGATTATTATTCCCTAGATCTTCAAATAGCAAAACAGATTTATATTTAACAAATCATGTTGGAGTTATAGACTCGGGATATAGAGGTGAGATTATGTTTAAATTTCGGCCAATCAACGGCCTAATTGATGCAGCAATTTATCATCCCGGCGATAGAGTTGGTCAGTTATTAATATTACCTTATCCGCAAATTCAATTAGTAGAGGCAGACGAATTGTCTAGTACCGATCGAGGTGAAGGCGGATTTGGATCATCAGGTAAATAAACATATATGTACGGAAAAACAGAAAATACATTATGGGTTGAATCATTTCGCCCAGACACATTAGAAGGATATATTGGTAATGAACATATTATTGAAAAGGTACGCATCTTTATTAATAACGGCGATGTTCCTCACTTATTATTCTACGGTACCGCAGGTACAGGGAAGACCACGTTGGCAAAAATCATTGCAGGTAGTGTGGATGCCGATGTTATGTATATAAACGCATCAGACGAAAATTCAGTTGATGCTGTTAGAGATAAAATTAAAAGATATGCATCGACAGTAGGCTTTCGTCGTTGGAAAATCATTATTCTAGATGAAGCAGATTATTTGACACCAAATGCACAAGCAGCACTTCGTAACTTGATGGAAACATATAGCAAGACAACACGTTTTATTTTAACATGTAACTATGTTGAAAAGATTATAGATCCAATTCAATCACGTTGTCAGACCTTCGCAATTACACCTCCAAATAAGACAGATGTAGCTAAACGATTAGTATCAGTGTTACAAGAAAATGAAGTTGAGTTTGATCTTAAAGATATTGCTGCAATTATTAATTCATCATATCCGGATATTCGTAGAGCAATCAATGCTGCACAAGCATCAGTTGTTAACGGAAAGTTGCAATTAGATAAAGCAAGTGCAATTCAAGCAAATTACTTAACAGAAGTTTTGGATGTATTGAAAGCTGCTAAAGATAAAAAGGCAGCATTTACGAAAATACGACAAATTGTAGCAGATAGCAAAGTTAGAGACTTTACACCAATGTATACATTTTTATATGACAATTTAGATGAATTTGCTACAGGTCATATTGGCGGAGCAATTTTGATTATTGCAGAAGCACAATTTAAAGATGCATCGGTTGTTGATAAAGAAATCAATATCATGGCAATGTTTGTTAACTTATTAAATGAACTATAAAATACAAAATAATGTCAGTTCCATATCATAAAGCAAATGTAACAATCGTTTTTAAAACATCTAATCGTAGCAATGCACGAACTAAGATGAAAACGTTCCGGAATAAATCAATTGATGATATTCTAGAAAAGAAACTCCCAGGCATACCAGATACTGCAGTTATTGTAGAAATTGGATTAGGCGCTGAATTTGAAGAAAAATGGAAAATTAAATATAAACTATAACTATGTCAGACAAAAAGGGTGCAACAATTTTTGATTTTATTGACGGTATAACAAATAAAAAGAAAGAATGGAAAAATTGGTCTAATCTAGATCAATCTAAGTTTACTCCTTTTATTGTTAACAGATGGCTATCAATGCGTCAGGATTTAACTGAAATCATCAATGAGTTACAAACATATACAATCGGATTGTTACGTCCTCAGGAAACTTATCGACTTTATCATGAACTATTACCAAATTCAAAAGGATTTGCAAAATACATAAAAGGTAAAAAAGAAGATAAGTTTACAGACAAATTAATTGCTCAGGTAGCAGAACATTATCACGTTAGTAAATCAGAAGCAATTGATTATATTGAATTATTAAATCAAGACCAATGCACCCGTCTGCTTAGTTTATATGGAAATACTGAATCAGAAATAAAAACAATGATTAAAGGAGTTAAAAAGTGAGTATAAACACACAATCACACTATAAAGGCAAAGATAGCCTTTATAAATTTGCTGAAGAGTGGGCATTGAATGCTTATGAATTTGATATCATTAAACGCATTGTAAGATGTCGTCACAAAGGATCTTTTGTACAAGATCTAACCAAA